TACCGCGCTATGAAATGCCGGAGGAGCAGCGCGAGGATATGAAGCGCCGCTTCAATGAGCTTGTTGATAAGCTGAAGTCAGGAAAACTAGAGCCACCGACAAATGGATTTACTGCCGATGAGCTGGCTGATGAAAATTTCATCGTCAATAGGCTAGGTTCAGATCGTTATACGATGAGGCCGAACCATCCCTACGGCTACATGACCAAGGCTGAGATAGCTGCCGGACCTGTTAGGCCAGTTGTGACAAGGACAATTCCAGCCTCATGGCTTGAGGTTTGGGAAAAACAAAACAACCGTCAGTATTACGGCCTGAGCGAAGCCGCCGAATGATGAACCAGCCGTCAATCGTTACGATGGCTGACTTGATTGCAGCTCTCAATAGGGTTCGTATCCATCGCGGTATGACCCTAATGGAGCTTAATGACCGCGCCGGATTGCAGGGTGGTTATTCAAATAAAATTTTCTGTGGCCTAAAAGCACTAGGACCGCTCTCGCTACCTGCTATACTGCGCGCCCTAGACTGCGAATTAATGGTTGTTCTTTCTCCTAGCAAGTTGAAAGAAGATGGAACAACTAGAGATAGTTATGAAGTTTTCCACAGGAAAGAAAGAAAAAAAATAGCCGCCAGCGGTGGTATTGCGCGAGCTAAAAAGCTCGACTCAAATAGACGCAGAGAAATAGCAAGGATGGCTGGACGGGCCAGCGCAGCAAAGAGAAAAGCCGACAAGAAAATTGGGGCTAAATTGCTGAAAAAGAGTCAAATTAAGCAAAACATGGGGAACATTGAGCAGGGCGAATTGTTTTAAATTCGCGTGACCCTTAGAGCTAGTGTGGGGTTGGCTTGAGAAAGACCAACCTTGGCTCACCGTGTCGATCCTTTCGCGCGTGAGCTAGGGCGACTCTCTGGTAGGAGTCGCCCCAATCTCTTTAAAAACAAGATACGTTTACGATCCCATTGAAATTAGTTGACACGCAATGGGAGCCATTATCGCCATACCAATTTCCGATATTGCCAGATTGCACATATGTGCCGCCGCTTGTTCGAGAGGGCGGGGCGTCAATATCGCTTGGCATATAGTCGCCTTGTGTTGGCAAGGGTGGCCCTAGGTCTAATGGGCCGGGACAGCTTGAACCTTCGTCACAAGCGATTGCGGATTTTGTTAGTAGGAGAATTGCGATTGCTGTTCTTAACATTTTGCTTCTCTTTCACTGGTAGATGATAGAGGGACAGATAGCCGATGCCCAATGCGCTCGCTATAACGGCCTGTGTGTGGCGTGTGGGAAGACGGTTGCCCGACTCCCATTGTGCGAGCTGTGACGCGCTCACGCCTAGCTTTTGGGCTAGATCGATATTGCGCAATCCAAGATGTTCCCGCCATGCCTTTATGAATAAGGGCGGGGGTTTGATAGGCGCCATTGTAGATCCTTTTTAAGATAGGGGGTTTTATATCCCCCCCTATTAAACTTGCGTATAGATCCCATATTGGTCGGCTATATCATCAGCGGTAAAACCCTGCGACTCTAAAAAGTCGGCTACCTCTCGCGGGTATAGGCTAACTAGGTCGAGCAATTCTTGATATGTGTCGCGCCGTGATCGTCGCGCTGGTTTCGTGAAATGCCAGTCATCATCAAAAAAGCTGGAACCCCTAGAATAATATAGATCATCATCTATATCAGCGGGATTGCGAGCGACCGTGATCTTTGAAAAGTCAATTTCACATAGTCTGTCTAAGAGCTGAGAGGCAAAGCGTATATTCTGACTTTCAAGGGCGCTGTGTGCGTCATTGTAGCCGCATGATAGATTGCTACATTCTGGGATTAAACGCTTATAGTTGGCTGTATCTGTGAATGTGCCGCCGCTATCTGGTTTGTAGAGCCCTCCTAATTGCTTTGACAATGACTTGGCAAAGTCATCACTCGCCGTCCTTAATCCTTGATGGGTGATGACGCTATCATAGCCGCGCCTATCTAATGCGATTGCGACCTGTATATGCTCTAGCTCGCGCGCGTTATTCTTGGCGATAAAGTCGCTGCCAAGCCCTCCAACCTCCTCATCCCTATGAAAGATATACAGGCCCTCAATTCGGCGCTTAATCATTTGGCGCATAATCCAGACTCCGGCGCTATCGTCGCCGCCTAAGCAAGAGGATTGCTTCTCAGTCTTTGCAAGTCGCACATTGTCGCCGTCAATCACGATTGATTGATTTCCGTCTTTTGTGTGAACTGTGTCTGTGTGACATGACCATAAGACTGAGGGCGCTTTGCCTATCTTGCAATATCTGTTTCCGTATGAGTCGGAATATATCTGGGGTAAACTATCAATATAATGATCGACAAATGCTACCTCAGTTTTTGAGCGGGCCGGTCGCCTATGTGTTAGCATATTAACCAGCTCTTGTTGCGCGATTGTCGCGCTATGTTTGATTATCCTTGTCATGCTGTGATCCTTTTCTGGTAGTGACGCAAGGGCGCGCCAATATGGGCGCGATTATGCGCGCCCATAATGTCAAGCCCTCATGCTGCTATTGATTGCTCGCCGTCATCCTCATGAGCCTCAATAGGCATGACGCGCGCACGATTGACGGGGTAGTTGTCTTTGTAGTCTGTCGCATATGTGCGACCGTCTACACCCTCATATATCTCAATCTCGCCGTCATCGATGACTGATTGAGGGATCTTTGTTTCTTCATCTACAAACCATACATTAGTTTTTATCTCGCCTCTCCAATTACTGGCGCGAGAAAGATATTTCCAGCTTCTATTGTATCGCGGCACATAACGCTCTGTTACAACCTCAACATGGTCAAGATCATTTGAATAATACTTTCCGTCATACTCAAAGGCGCTATCATCGACTGATGACTGTGACCAATATTCTTCGTCTCCGCTATCATTAACAATGACGCTATGAATATCCTCGGTAGTATATTCGTGCCTATATTCGCAATAATTAATATCTCCGCTACTCTCGACATAGTTGTAAGAATAAAGATCGCCGTCTACCTCAACTGAGTGAATATCGTCGCTCAATCTTTCTTGGTAGCCGTGGCAATAGTAGGAATTTCTATCGGCGCAATGCTCGCACATATATGATGGATTATCAGGACGATTGCGAATAATTGCGTTATAAACAGTAGTCATATCGCTCTCGTCGGTCCTTTCGTCGCAATTCTCACAGATAGGACGATCATCAGCGTGTGTGTTTTCGACCTCACCATTTGTTTGATTAAGGTTGTAATCGCCATATTCAGCGACAATAAGATATTCGCCGTTATCAGTCGCAGCGCCACATTCGTCCATATATGGCGCGACATAATTTCCGTGATCATTCTCGACTAGCAGTAGACGCGCGCCCTGCATTGAAGGATTTTGAAGTGAATAATAGCGCGACTTCTCAAACCCCTCAGACTTTAACAGATCATGCAGGGGTGAATTTTCCCCTGCATAGACGCGCGAATATATTTTCTTCTCAGGCCAACAAAGGGCGCGGGCGATTGTGCGACCTTCATCGTCGGAGATATAGGCAATTGCTAGGTCGCCAGCCCCATATACTCTTGTTGGGTGATAACGGTCGCCATTTACCCGTGGCCAATGTGCTAGGCCGTGTCTCATGCAAGATACGCTCAAAGCATGGATTGAGGCGTCGTAATTGATATATACTCGCTCAATTTCGTCTGGGGTTGTTGCGAATTTAAGCGCGCCCTCAACAACCTTTGCATAGTTTGCATGGCGGCGCGCAATGACTTTAACGTCATCTTGCTCAATAGCGCCTTTATCTACCAATAGTTGGACATATGCCTCAATTGATATGAGTGATTGCTTATCTGAGGCGCCTTTAACTTCGTCCTTTGTATAGGCGATAAGTGAGGGCTTTTTCTTTGCTATGTGCGCGAAATGAAGCGGGAAATGCTCTATTGAGAGATTGTGCAATCTTTCTTCCAATGGCTTATATTCGCCCGCTTCAAAGCGCGCCGTTTCTCGCTCTTGCCAAGCAATGGCGCTTGTTTCTTCACATTTCCTGACTTGAAATTTAGCCTTAGTTTTAACGGATAAGAGGCGAGCGGCGCGAGCGGCTCTTTTACCGTCAACAAAGGTTATACGATTAGATAGCAGTTGTGATTGCTCCAAGGAATACAGGGTAAACATGTCTTATCCTCTCAAAGCCCGCTGGTAGACGGGATCGACGCTTGATTGCGCCCATAAGCGCCCTTGTGAGGCGCTTAAAGTCGCAATCAATGAAAGAGGATAAAGGGCGAAGCGATAACGCTCGCGGCGAGCATTAAGACGCCAACTGCTACGGCTGTTTCTTCGATGACTGTATTCATGGTGATTAATCCTTTTGTTATGCGCTGGTAGACGCAAATCAGATTTAACACGAGGCTAAAGGATATGCAATGTTTATTTAGCGCCGTGATAAGCGCCGTCTATTTTGTCAAGTGATTTGTTTGTGGCGCGGATAGGCAATCAAGTGAGTCAACTATCTGTTTTTACTCATTATTTAACCACGTGTGAGTATGGTGCGTCGTAATGAGATTGAAATTGAGTCAAATCTCTTTGCGCGGCGACAATGCTTTATCTTGTGAGATTAAAGGGCGCTTTAGCGTAATGATCGAACAAGAGATGACACACAATAACGGCGCAATAGCGAGCGACACACAATGACAGACTATCGCCCTGGCATAAGCGAGATAGCCGAATATCAAGAGGCTATGCGAGCGGCTGGCATCACTCACAGCGACCTAATCAATAGCGCCAAGATCACAGCATATCGCAGCAATCAAAGCGCAATCAATCAAAGCGAGATTGAGGGGACAAAAGGTCGTGTCTCAGAGAAGCAACAAAGCGCCCTCAATATTCGCAATGACACGACGCTCGTAACCGACTTAGGGCAATTCCAGCTAAACGACGCGATACAAAAGGCTCAACTACAACTCTCCAAAGACAATGCGGCGCTAGTTGGTCGCTTCATAGTAGGGCTAGCGTTTAATCCCCCCATGTCATGACGGAACGAAGCGAGTCTAAACAGCGACTTAGCAATCAATCACACAGTCTCACTAGCTGTATGGCAAGGGCGCCCTCGGTGTGATCGAATAAATGATGAATCAAATCAATAGGTTAAACGATCGATCAAAAGCGACGACAGGCGATCGGGGGTCGGGGGGGCAAAACGGGGCACACCCCTACGTCCTCCCCCCGTCACACAGACATATCTAAAAAAAATCTGGAATCGAAACATGACGAGTCGAAAAAAAATCAGATCGCCGGAAACATTTGGTGATGTGGCGACTGCGGTGGCGGATCGCTATGGCGGCAATGTGGAAAAGGCTGGTGGCTACGATGAGATCGTTGCGAGGTTGCAAAAGGTGAATAAGAGTTTAGCGCGAGGGTTAGTTGAGCGTGATGTTGAGATTGAGCGACTGCGTAAACGCATAGGTCAGTTGCAAGGGACGTTAGTGGAATGGCGCAGCAAAGAGTGAAGGGACAGGCTGTGGCGCCCAAGGCGCTGATGGGGCCATTAAGGGAGCTGACGCCGAAGCATAAGTTGTTAGCGCAGTATGTGGTGAATGGTGTTGATAAGGCGCATTTGCTGCGCGGTGTGTATCGCAAGAGTCCAACTGAGGATGATCCCGATAGAGTTAGGGAGCTGAAGGTTGGGGAGCCGTTGAGGGTTGAAGAAGCTGCGAAGGTGTTGGGCTTTAGGCTGAGACATGCGCGGCATTTGTTTACTCAGGCTGTGTTTCAAAAGTTTTATCATTCAGAGATTGCTGCGCTGAGAGATGGCGCAAAGGCTGATGCCGTTAGGAAGACGATCGAAGTCTTGAATGATCCCGGTGATGGGAGCGCAGCATGGGCGAAGGTGAACTTGGCTGCGGCCCAGATGATCCTCGGAGAGCCGGGAGACGGTAAGGGTGGCAACGTCAATGTCACGGTTAATACAGCGATACAACTTCAGCCCGGCATCGTGATTAGGTTGAAAGATGGGATTGAGAAGCCGCCGTTAGAACTACAGGCAGAAGAAGATGCTTGAAAATGTTCCAGAGGATGTCGGAGAGCTGTTTAGTTCATTGATGAGCTTTTATCACGACACGCTGGATAAGTTTCGGGACATGGCCGAATCTGAAGAAGATTACGATTTCATGGTTGATGATTTGAATGGTTTTACGCTGAGCAAGTTCAACATGTTTTGCAAGAAGAACAAGCAGCCCTATCGCATCACACTCGATGCGTCGGAAGATGATGGTCATAGGTGTATGACCTTTATGATCGTGAGGGTTCATTGATGATTGAGTGGTTATTGAATTGGATCAAAGTGACGATCGGCAGATGGCTTTTAGCCGATGAGCTAGAAGCAGAACGTGAGCGTGATCGTGAAAAATGGCTGGCGTCAACTATCATTTCGATTGGATAAAGTGATGAATGAGGTCTACAACCACGCCCGTAAGGCATTGGGAGAGGAGGAATGAGTGATGACCTTGTGAAGCGATTGCGCGGCAAAAAGTTAAACTGCACTTGTGCCGCTAAGTCAGCCAGCGAATGTTGTTGCGATACATATTGGCCTGAAAGTTCTTGTGATGAAGCCGCTGATGCTATTGAGCTTTTACAGCGCGAACTAAAGTGTGCGACTGAACTATGGGAGCAGCAAAAGGAACTGGCTTTGGAATATTTGGCTGACATAGTAAAGGCTAATGAGCGGATTGATGAACTAGAGGCAGCGTTAAAGCCGTTCGCGCTAGGAGAGACAGCAATAGAAGCCGGACATAATGCTGCATCAGACGACTATCCTTTGATGCAAGTTGTATCATGTGGCGACCTACGCCAAGCCCGTAAGGTATTGGGAGAGAAGGAATGACTGACTATTCAGACCTTGTGAAGCGATTGCGTCGTGATGGTATTGCTGCCCGAGACACATTGAAATGTGCGGAATTAGCGCCCACGGTTGACCCAGAAGATGCGCTTGAAGCCGCCGACGCTATTGAGCATTTGATGAAAGAAATAGACGTTCTTGATGACCATTGGCGCAAAGATAAAGCGCGAATTGCTGAATTAGAGGCAGCGTTTTATGGCTTTAAAAGATAGTAAAAGAGTAGTGCGTTTATGGATGACCGCCTCTTTGTCATTGCTGGTGTCACGTTGGGCCTGTTGTGGGCTGGCGGGATCACACTCATGACATGGATGGTTTTCAGATGACCGATGAGATTAAGAAAGGGCCTGTCCCAAACCCTGCCGCTATTAATACCGTCAACGGTAAAGGTGGCGCAAACGTATATATCTATGGCGATGACATCGGCGCTCCCGGTCGTGAATATCCAGACAACCCCGGAGTTAAATCTACTCTTGGCTGCGTTAAAGCTGGCACAAATATTACGATTGCCGCTGACGGAACAATTTCAGCAAGTGGTGGCGGCTCAACTGATTGGTCGCAAATCACCAATAAGCCCGCAACATTCACACCACCTATTGCAACGGCGGCTGTTGTCGGCGGCGTAAAGCAGGGAACCAACATTACGATTGGCGCTGATGGCACCATTAGCGCCGCTGGCGGGACGATTGTTCCAGCAACGCCAACTGTGCTTGGCGGCATTAAAGTCGGCACTGGCCTTAATGTTACGGGTGACGGCACATTATCAACGCAAGACGCTGTGCCGGATTGGAATAGCATTATCAATAAGCCAGCCACGTTCCCGGTTGCTATTGCGTCAGCAAGTCAGCTTGGTGGCGTTAAAGAGGGCGCTGGTATTAACATTGAACCAGACGGCACGATTAGCACTGTATCGGCTGCGCCTGAGTGGAATGAAATTCTTAACAAGCCCGCAAGTTTCCCGCCGCCTGTTGCGGCAACCAATGTTCTTGGTGGCGTAAAGCAGGGCAACGGCGTGTCGATTGCGCCTGACGGGACACTTAGCGCAAACATCCAGCAAGTGGATTGGGACATTATTGTTGATAAGCCGATTGCTTATCCTCCAACGATTGCCTCGGAAACTGAGGTTGGTGGCGTTAAGGCTGGCAACAATATCAGCATTGATCCAGATGGAACGATTAATGCGGCTGCGGTGGATCTCCCGATTGCCTCGACCTATTTGCTTGGCGGCGTAAAGATCGGCGCGGGCATTAGCGTTGCAGAAGACGGCACGATTGGAACTGAGGCCAGCGCGCCATATTGGCTGGACATTGTTGATAAGCCAAAAGCATTTCCTCCGACAAACGCAAGTGAAGGTGTTGTTGGCGGCATTATGCCTGACAGCAATTTCTCCATTGCGCCTGACGGCATGATTAGCGCCAAGCCATTTACAGGCCAACCTTTTGCTGCCGTTGTTTATGATGGCTATGGCAAGATTGCAGCGTCAACGACGGCAAGTTTCATTAACGGCAATCTTGTGCTTGGTGGCGTTGCGCCTGTTGTTAAGGAAGACGGCACGTTAGGCGAGACGGTATCGTTTGGCGGTCAGATTACATTGCTTGACCAGACGGGTGCATATCGCGCTGCTATTAAGAACGATAGCTTTGACTATACGCTTCTTCTGACAAATGGCCCGAATGTTAAAGCGGGCTTTATGCCGTTTGTGACGCAGGTTGATAACGTCGATGTGTCGGTTGCTTTTGGCCCAATACAAGACGCTATTGGTTACACGACCAAAGCAAAACTTGGCGTTGTGCAAGTTGGCAACAACATTGACGTTGATGCAAAGGGTGTTGTCAGCGTTAAAACGACAAGCAAGTCAGACCTTGGCCTTGTTAAAATTGGCGGTGGTTTGGATGTTGACGCAAATGGTCTTGTCACGCCAAGCCTTGCAACAACGGCAACTCCGGGCATTGTTCAAATCGGCAAGGGCCTAGAGGTCGATGCAAACGGCGTGATCAACACGACCGATGCTGTTGGCTTCTTAAACCGCAGGGTTTTTGAAAATAACACATATTACGAAAAGGATTATGATTGGACGTTGCCGGAAGGAGTTGAGTATTTCCGTGTGACGGTTGTTGGCGGCGGCGGCACTGGTGGCGGCTGGTCGAATAACGCGAATGAAGGTTCTGGCGGCGCTGGTGGCGGCGGCGGTGCTTATTCTCGCGCAATGTTCTACGGCTACAAGTTTAAGGCTGGTGATGCGTTTAAGGTTCGCGTTGGCTGTTCAAACTACAAAGGATTAGGCGACGGAACTGAAAGTTATTTCCGTCTTGCAAGTAAAGCATCATCGTATCTTTACTGCGAGGGCGGCAAAGGCGGCGAGAGTGGCTATGTGCAAGGCAGTGAGAAGAAAGGCTTCACAAAGCCGGGCGACGGCGGTGTTGTGAAAACCGATGGCTTTGACGGCGCAGTAATGTTCAATCTTGATGCAGTGTCAGGCGGCAATGGTTTGCCGGGACTAAGTGTTACGACGCCGCATGGCCCAAAAACTGTTGGCGGCGCTGGCGGCAGTTCCTTCTTGGGAACATCTGGCGGCACTTTTCCTACCTCTGGTTATGGCACTGGCGCGGGTGGTGCTGGCGAAGCAAACAACTCTGGCGGTGGCGGCGGCGGCTACGTTGGTCGTGGCGGCGTTGTGATTATTGAGTATTAGTCCGATGACGCAGCAAGTCTATATCGGAAACTACTGGCCGTTTTTCTTCTCTGGTCTTCGCCAGTTCCAGTATTCAACAAAGGATGGGGCGGTCGCGCCCTATACCACCAATTTCTACTATGACAGCAATCACAACTCTATGGCGCAGGAAAACTATGCTGCCGATGGAACATTTTTAAATAAATGGTTCATGCAGATTAGAACTGCGTTTGGCGTTGCAGAATGGCGCGACGATTACCCAGACGGGCGTATCGTTGTGATGAACCCGCCAATTGGTTGGGGCAATGTCGAGTATGTTCCCGGCAATTACTACAACAAGGTTGAGACAGACCCTTGGCAATGTATTCCAACAATCATTGCCGAAGCTGAACAAACTGTTGTGTATGAGGAATTGTTGCCTGAGTTTGAGACATGGCAGGGAGACAAGTTCAACAATGTGCTTGTCTTCTCATATGCTCAGAAATGGGGAACAAAGGTAAGTGGCGCGCGCTACTGGATGGCAGAAGGTGTTGGTCCAGTTGGCGTGGCGTTTATCATCCAAAATCCTGACGGCACATTCACAACATGGGAACGGTCTGACGCCAAGGTTGTTGAGTTCGGCGAGCAAGAAAGACGCGACATGCTGATTGCTAAAGCGTCTAAGGAAAGTCTCAAAATGAGTGTGGCTGACTACCTTATGGAGATAGCATGATGCTTATGGCTGTAGTTAAAAAAGGCGTTGCAGCGCCTTGGCCGACTGAGTGTCCTTTCATTAACGAGGTGATTGCTGTCGTTATTGGATGGGTAGTAGGATGATTTATGTGCTGATGCTTTGCACATTCATGTCGTCTAGCGGCGAAGTCTGCGAGGATATTCGCCGCTATTCAACCATAGGTGATTGCGTGGCAGAGGCAGACCGCCTCAAGCCAACTGAGGAAAAGCACAAAAGATATATCTGTGAAGGAAGATTGCGTGGCGGCGTTAGACATTGATGAATACGGACGGAAAATTTACGAGCCTGACGGAAAAATTCTGTCTGAGTATCTTGTCGATCGTCGTCATGTCTCTATTATTCGCGGTCCTATCGGTAGCGGCACTTCTTCATGTAGTTGTATCAAGATTGCTATGTTGGCTGCCGAGCAAAACAAATCACCGCTCGACGGGATCAGAAGATCCCGTTGGGCGATCATCCGAAACAATTATCCAGCTCTACGAAACACAACCGTAAGAACGTGGCTCGATTGGTTCCCAGAAAATCTCTATGGGAGATTTAATTGGGGCAAACCAATGAACCATGTGATGAAATGGGCTGATGTTGAATGTGAAGTTATCTTTCTCGCCCTCGATGACGAGTCAGACATTGCCAAGCTCAGATCATTAGAGTTGACGGGCGTTTGGTTTAACGAGCTTGAATATATTCCGAAGATTATCTTTGACGAAGCGGAAAGTCGCACAGGTCGTTATCCTGCGTTAAAAGATGGTGGCTCTAAATGGTCTGGCGTCTTAGCCGATCTTAACGCGCCTAATGAAGATCATTGGCTTGTTCAAATGACGGCAGAGGTGCCTTATCCTGACGAAGTAGCAGAAGAAGATCGATCATACTGGCCAAGCGATTGGGGATATTATGTGCAACCGCCAGCGTTGGTTGAAGTTTTTGCGGCAGATGGCAAGACCGTCAATGACTATATTCCAAACCCAGAAGCGGAAAATGCGCGGTGGCTAGAAGATCATTTCTATTCTGAAAAACGCCGGGGAAAATCTAAACAATGGATTGATAGCCGACTTATGAACCGCATAACATTTGTGGTTGACGGCGATCCTGTATGGCCAATGTTTAGGAGAGAGACGCATGTTTCACCGCGCGGTCTTGAATATAATCCTTCTTACGCTGTCATTGTTGCTCTGGATTTTGGTCGTCGCCCATCTGCTCTTGTCGCGCAGGAAATCGGGAACAGGCTCTACATCCTACGCGAATTTAGAATGTATGGCGTTGGGGCGGCAACCTTTGCGCCAGCTTTAAAAAGATTCCTCGATCAGCATTTCCCCGGAGCGATGTATCGCTTCACTGGCGATCCAAAGGGCCAAGATCGCGGTCAAGCTGACGAGCGAACAGCCTATGATGTTTTCCGCGCCAATGGCATGAATGTCACGCCAGCGCCAGTTAAAAACAATCATATCGAAACGCGCATCATGGCCGTCGAACAGGCTTTGAATGAGCTGGTCAATGGCGGTCCAAGGATTAATGTCGATCCCATGAATTGTCCTACATTGGTTGCTGGCATGTCCGGCAAGTATCAAATGCGCAAACTGATGTTTGGCGAAGATCCTACGCCTGAGAAAGACAAGTATTCAGACATCTGTGACTGTCTGCAATATATGGTTTTGTTCCTTGGCAATGGCCGAGTCCTTAATGGATCTCACGTTAATTCATTGCCTCGCTATGTCAGGGTGGAAAAAGGCCGCAAGGATTTGAGGAAAATTCACGCATGACCAATGGCAGCAACGATTGGTGCATAGCCTTTTGGCGCAACGCCTCGACATGGTATGGCAAACTAACCCCCGGCGAATTTAAACATGTCTCATTGTTTCGCTATATGGTCGAAACAAACACATGGGTCTATGTCGATTTTGACTTTAAAGGGGTCCATATCTTTTCCGTCCACGGAACAGAAAATGGTGTGGCGCCCATAGCCAAGGTCTTATCTGGCGGCGATTGCGCTATTGTAAGGGCCAATGTCAAAGACAGAGAATTTGTATTTCGTGGCTTTGCTACATGCGTTTCATTTGTCAAACATTCATTAGGATTCAAAAGGTGGTGGGTTGTCACGCCTGACCAGCTTTATTGGGAATTGATTAAAGATGGAGCTGAACATCTAAAGAGTTGAGTGCGTCGATCTTAGCCTGAGCGTTTCATACCCTCCCGCCAGTTAATTTTGGTCGGAGGGTTTTTTCATGGGCGGTGGCGGCGGCGGCGACGGCGGCATGGGCATGATGATGATGATGATGATGCAGATGCAGATGCAACAGCAAATGCAGCAACAGATGGCTCAGCAACAGGCTCAGTTCCAAGCCGAGCAACAGGCTCAGGCAGACCAAGCCGCAGCGCAACAAGCTCAGCAACAAGCTCAGATGACCGCGCAGCAACAGGCTGCAATCCAGAAGCAGGTTGGTCAGGTTCAAGCTGACGTATCATCCGGCACATGGAACATGCTTCGCCAGTTTGGTGCGACCAATTCAATCCTTGGCGCAAACCAGAATCTTGGCACAGTCGCGTCGGGCGTTGCTCCTGCTCAGACGGTTATGCCGCTTCAATCGGCCATTAATTCTGGCGCCATTAATAGCACGACCGGGACGGCCTAATGGCTGACATTTTTGCTATTGAGCAACTAGAGCCTGTCAGAAATAGAGAGATGCTACAGATTGCTGTGCGTCGGCGTTTGGCCGATGCGCGCAAACAAAAAGCTCCCTTTGAGTTTGATTTCCGCGA